TTTGGGCTGTCTACTACGAAGGTCAACCAATAAATCTGAAAAATAGCCACTACTTAGATAGTTCCGCTGTACCTAAATATAAAAAAACTAGTTTTAGTAATCCTGGTCACGCACGTAATCTATGCCGTAAACTAAATAGCCAGTTTAAAACTGACCGTTTTAGTGTAGTGTTCCTTAATCAGGGTACTAAAGTGTACCCTGATGACTAAATTTGTAGTTAATCAATTAGATATAACCCGTCAAGTATTAGAATTGTTGAATCCAGGATATACATGGACTGAACTAGATACAGCACATAAAAAGTGGTGGTTAAACAAACGACCTGGCGGCGGTTTAGGTTTAACATACCATGGACAGGAAGCATTTGCCAGTGCTGGTCTACAAAGTTGGACTATCGAGGTACAGCCGGTAGATATACATTCTGCTAAAAATGTATTAAGATTAGATCATTACTTTCCTTGCCCCTACTATCTTGAACGCAAACGTACAAAAAAATACACAATGTATGTGTATGATAGTAGAATTTATGTTGCTTTACAATTATATGGTGGACTAAAGGAATATTTGGATAATTTAAGTACAAAACGTGGTGATTACTAGTAAACCGGATCTACTACCAGAGCGTTATAAGTACATACAGTAAAAGTTTTACGCCTCTTTTATTATATGGGTTAAGGTAAAAGGCGTTACAACAAAAAAGGAAATATAATGAAGTTTATCGTCGCAACAATCGCTGCTTTGGCCGCAGCATCAACATTTGCTGCTGAACCAGCAAAGAAAGAAGAAAAGAAGGCTGAAGCCAAGCCTGCCGCTGCTGCTCCTGCACCAGCCGCTGCACCAGCAGCAAGTGCTGCTAAGGCTGAAGTTAAGAAGGCTCCAAAGAAGGAGGAAGCCAAAAAGGCTGAACCCGCGAAAAAGAGTGAGCCTGCTAAGAGTGCTGGCGCGGCGCCTGCACCAGCAAAGCCTGCATCCAAGTAATATAGTAGATGACGGTGTAGATTGGATTTATGATCTAAATGGCAGTCTACACCGTGGATATAGTCGTCCAAAGTTATTGTCAAATAATGACGGCGATGAATTATCCTTCTATGTAAGACTTAGGTTGTTTTTAGCCAGAAATCTGGCATTAGAGGCAGCAAAAAAAGCAAGGGGGTAAATTACCCCCTCTTTTTATTTTACCAAAATATTTGCTTTACAATGTTCACAGTATATAATTTGCTATGATATTTGAAAATCTTCTATCCTCAGCACATTCCCTTGTATTGAATGATCTACTAGATAGATGTAGTATCATACAACCATCAATTGATATTGAAACTGTTAAAACAGTAGCAATTAGTGCTGCCAAAGCCACCAACGCAGGAACACCACTACCTGAACATCTAATGGCACTACTTGATAAGTGGTATACCAGTTTACAATCCGGTCAACCAGATTATACCGTATATGGCAATGATCTGTATATTGCTGAATTATGGGCCTGTTGGAAAGTTTATAGCCGTACACACCTGTTAAACATACAAAAAACAAAATGTCTGCCTGGTGGCAGCATTTCTGGAGCACACAGTGGTGCCAAAAAGATTGTTGATCTAGGTTGTGGATTTGCTTATACTACTGCGGCAATTAAACAGATTTTCCCAAATGCAACAGTTTATGGCACGAATATAGATGGCACTCTACAAATGGAAGTTGCTCGCGGAATGGCAAAAGATTATGGATTCACAATGGGTGATGATCCAGGTGCCGTTGCAGGCGAAACCGATCTAGTATTTGCAAGTGAATATTTTGAACATATTGATAGACCAATACAACACCTGGACTACATAATTGAAACCCTACAACCTAGTGCCATGCTAATTGCAAATGCATTCGGAACTACCGCAATTGGTCATTTTCACGATTACTGGGTATATGAAAATGAAAATTTCCCAGCAGTGCCAGCAAGACAGGCCTCTAAAATATTCAACCAACGCATGAAATACCACGGTTTTACAAACGTAAAAACAAAATTGTGGAACAATCGTCCAACGTACTGGGTTAAAATTTAAACATTAAAAAATAAAATTTTATTTTTTTGTATAAATATTGGTAGACACATACAGAGAGGTAAAATTTATGGATTATATATTAGCACCGTGGGCTGCTATTCAGCGCCTTTTCAATTCGCCAACATATGGCGAAACCTTAGAACATTACATAGTAAGTAAACGACCACAAAATCCTGCTGACGTGGAACGTTATACCTTGGAATGGCAAAGATACCAATCAAGGGAGACATGGCTATGAAAGTTCTAACATATATATGGGAAAAACTTGTCAACTGGGGTGACGTACTATACGAATATAAACGTAAAAATGGTACCCTGCGTGGTTATTGGTGAGGTTTAGAATGGAATTTTTTGCATTAGGAATTACTGGCTCCATGATTTTGATGATTGCTATTTTTGTAAATGAATTAGCAGAAATGACTTATGGAGTAGTAGACAGTTGACAACTTACTGCCTAAAGTTGTAATATACACAGACATACACACAAGGAGATTAACATGTCTAAAACACAAAACACATTTACACCGAACCTACCAGCACTACCGGAGGTAAAGTTCAATAAGAACGGATATGAGATCAGGACTGACATTCTAAATATGGCCAAGAGCTTGGTTAGCGACGAATTTCACGCTAAGTTTGCTGGTTGGGAAATGTCAACTGCCCGCGATGAAAAGTCCGGTAAGTTTGTTACTACAGTAGGGATGCCAGAGTTTCCAGGACTTGACAAAGTTCTAGAAACTGCTGAAAAGATGTACGCATTCGTTAATGCTGGTACTAACAACTTAAAGAAGTAATAACCTGTTGTAGGGATATGGAGGCCATCGTGCCTCCTTTATTTTATATTATCACCATGAAAAAAGTATTATTAGCCGCACTACTTGGTTGGAACTTGGCAGTAGCAACACCCATAGAGTCAACTTGCCAACGCTATGCAGCAGAGCAAAAAATGGTAGGTCAAGCCAGAGCAGATTATCTACGCACCTGCAGGGCAGGTCAAGGCATGCCTGCCGCGATTGCAATGTGTGAAAAATATCTAGCAAATAAAAACATTGATGGCTTTCAAAAACAACATGCAATGCAGTTATGTTTCCTAGACTATCTACACCCGGGTAATGGACCATACACACCCCCAGGGCAAGTACGTAGCCAGGCTGGACAATATAAGTAGTCCTGGATTTGACAAATAATAGGATTTTGGATATACTACACCCATAAGTTGTTTTGGTGCAGGCAATGTCTCGTTTAATGTAATTACAGGAACGCCTATTTAAGGAGGCATTATGCCGTGGATTGAAAACGTAGCCGCTGATGATATCCCAAAGAGATTTCACCACGAAGCAGGTGAGAATAGTATGCTGATCAGCATCGTTGATCCAGCCTCATGGCGTCCTACTCCTGCACACAAGTTCAAAGAAATTCATAACTTTGAGTTTTTGGATGTAGAAGAAAAGGACGAAGTACTAGACGAAGCTATGCGATGTAGTCAAGAGCAGGCCAACGAGCTAGTTCGACTATTGCAACATGCAAAAGACCATCGTATGAATGTAGTTGTTCACTGCCACGCTGGCATTTGCCGTAGTGGCGCAGTTTGTGAAGTCGGTGTAATGATGGGTTTTGAAGATACAGNAAGATTCCGTAGTCCTAACTTGCTAGTCAAGCACCGCATGATGAAGGCGCTAGGTTGGACAATATAAGTAGTCCTGGATTTGACAAATAATAGGATTTTGGNTATACTACACCCATAAGTTGTTTTGGAGCAGGNAATGTCCTCTATCAAAGTTGGTGATATCGTCAAGTCCTTGGATTTCAATGGCATTGACAATTGCTACATGGTTGGCAAGGTTGTAGGTGTTCATGAAATGGGCACTTTTCGAGCAAAGTTCATCAAGCGAGTTTGGCAAGGGTCTGAGGATCGTAAGTTCAAGACAGATTTCTTTACTGCACCCCTGCAAGGCAACCATATGTTTGATAAGCCAGAATTTCCCCGAGTGATTGTTTTGGTTTGACAATAAATCGGTTTGGTGATATACTGTATTCACTGAGTTAGACAATGGAGTAAACGAAATGAACTGCGCACCCACTCTCACTGCCCAAGAATTCAAGCAAATTCACAATGGTCTGTGCGACCTCAGGCATGCGATTGACCGTCTCAATGGCGTGTTGGCTCCTGATGTTTTCAAACTCCTCACTAAGGCTAAGGAACAAATTTCTGTTGGTTTGGTCGGCGCCTACGAACAGGATTCCAGTTCATTTGATCGCAAGCATAGTCATTATGAATCCGTGCAGAAGGATCTGGGTCTTGATGCTATTTGGAGTATGTACGAAGTTAGCGATCTGAACAAGCCTCACCCGTTTGAGGGTGTTACTAAGGTTGTATATCGTGCCCATTGGGGCGAGAAGCCAGTGTCCCGAACGATCATAGGTAACACCTGGGCTGCACTGTATATGGCTGCCAATGCTTGCATCCGTGACAGCGGCGACAATCACCATGTTTTCATTGAGAATTTCACCAAGGAAGACGATACTCTGATTTTGTCGACCGGATCCTAAGGTTGACAATAATTCCCGCCACTTGACAGGGACTTTGGAACCTGTTATTATACTGATACTGCGAAACACAAAGGAGCAAACGAAATGAGCAACTACCCGAACATGAGCGCGATGAACTGGATCGTCGTCTACCCCGAGGCCGCGCTGCTGGCTATGCGGCAGATCGTTAACGCAATGAACGAGGAAGGTGTGGGCTTCCTGGCTGATTTGAGCCGCGACGAGCGGCGTGCGTTCCAAGAGCTGTTCAACACCTGCGAGGACTTTATGAACTTGAGCGAAGAGCTGCAAGCAGAGTTGATCCGGACTGCTAAAGTCCTTTGACTTGACAGGGACATTGATCGTTTCCAGCTGGAAGTCTTCATTCTTGCAGTCAGCGGCGGCATTGTCTTCCTCAGCACTCTCATCGTTGGCGCCGTCCTGAAAAGCCACGGCATGAGTTGACAATAATTCCCGCCTAACATATAATGTCTAGGTAGACAGTTATAGAGGAAGATATGCGTACCAAGACCATCATTGACGGATTCAAGAATAGCCAAAAGTTCAGGTTTATCCTACTATCAAATGACGGTGCCGAAGTTGGCATGACGATCACAATTCAGCAAATGTCGGATCAGTTCGCTACCCGCAATGCTCGGGTAGCAGTTTGGACTGCATTGAGCAAACTGGCTATGGACCGTAGGCTTGCCGAAATGCGTGGTGAGCCCGTCCCGACCGGTCTTGTTGTCGATGCACAAGGTTTCCGTCAAGTGCAGGTCGATCTGCACTAAGGTTGACAATAAATGGATTTGGCTCTATAATAGAGTCTTATTCAGTCAGAAGGAGTTCTTTATGGGCTATCGTGTTCTTACCCCCCGAGAGATCAAGTGGCAGCCCCGTAAGGGTCTTGAAGGTCCCTTCTTCTATGTCACTGGTGAAGTTCTGTACTACGATCCTAAGGAAGGTGCTTACTGGGATCCTACAACGGATTTCTATAAGACAACCGAAGAAATGAACTACCTCAATGAGGAAATGGTTCGTATTCTAGCCAAATAATTGACAATAAATCGTTTCCATAGTATACTGTATTCACTGAGTTAAACAACGGAGCAGACGGTGATTTCAAATTTTCGTACAGTTTCTCCTGAATGGGAACAGCAACACTACCCTGTTCCTTCTCTTGACGAGGAAAACGACATGACTTCCAATGTAGGTAAGAACCATATGATCCCCACCGTTTCTCTCCAACTGTGCGAATACGACAAGAAGCGTAAGGTTCTCAAGTTGGCGTCCGAGTACTTTGGTATGCCCCGTACTTTCTTTGTTGTGAGCCATCACACTGGCAAGGAAGTGCGTTTCACTGCAATTGGTCCTTATGACAAGTTGTTCAGCCAAGATGGTTGGGACGGTGAAATGCAAGTCTATCGTCCGCTCGGTGATGTTCCGGGTGTGGACCACATGGTTATCTACCATCAATATTAAAAATGGAACCAACCGAAACTAATGACGGTTTCTTTTTCTGGTTGCAAACCGTTGTATATGATGGTAGTTGGAATCTAGATTGTGATATGCTAGACTACCTACTCGGATACGGACAGTAACTCTAAAAATTAGGAATTTATAATGGGAACACGATCTGCGATTGGTATCCTCGAGGGTGACACCTGTAAGGCAGTTTACTGCCACTGGGATGGCTATCTTGCACATAATGGTAAGATCCTCTACCACCACTACAAGGATCCAGAAAAGTTAGCAAGACTAATTAACTATGGCTTTATTAGTAGTCTTGGGCCCGAGATTGGCGAAAAGCATGACTTTAACACCCGTGTAGAAGGGGTGTGTACCTTTTATGGTCGTGATCGTGGCGAAACAGGTGTTGATCCAGTCACGGTTGATAGTGCCGAGCAACTATTTAAAGAGTTTGACTGGTGTGAATATTTCTATGTTATGAAGGACAGTGTGTGGTATGTAAGTGATTCCTTTGGTAGTCCATGGCAGCGCCTAGACACCGCACTAATTATGGATAAGTTGGAGGAATAATTGTGGCTATACCCACAGAACACCAGAATGCGTTAGTTGATGCTAGTCTGCATTTTATGCGGGCCCTTGGTAATGCATATGGCAGCGAACGGGCTATGGACTTCTGGTCAACCCTTAGCGAAGTTGTTGATCCAGAACTAAAGGGCTTAACATTTGCTGCTATGCTAAGTGGTCGTACAGGCGAACTAATAGTAATTAAGAGCCTACCACTAAACCCAGATAAAATTGGTATCATCAAAGCAATCCGTAACTGGGATAAGCGTAGTCTTGGACTTAAAGAGGCCAAGGATATGTTGGATGAGCATTATGCACGGGGATCAGAAATTAATCTGGAAGTTACATACCAACGTGTACCTGAAGCCAGGGCAGAATTTATCAGGCTAGGTTGCCGTGGTATTGGACTGTAATCCCATACCTGTTGACAACATATTTCAACTGTAGTATATTTTAGTTTGTTAATTTAACGGAGTAATCCATGGAAGATGTACGTATTGTAAATGGTTATTATCAAGCACTAGACGGTAAGTGGTATCTTACTGATGAGGCAAAGGCTGAATCTAAAGCCATCTATTATAGTGGTCGTCTAGCATATGATCCACAAGATACCAGGCACGCCATCGGCCGATACAACCAGTGGGGTGAAGTGATTCCTTTCCAACCATGGCCTGCAAGCCGTAGATCAACCACCCAAGATCACCAAGTTGACAGCCAGTAAATACTAGAAAACCACTGCTAATATGGAAAATACTGTAGATTGGAGTCAGGAACAGTGGGATAATTTCCGCACTTGGCTAGAGGATCTACTGCGTGTTGATACTGTACAAATAATCTTTACGAAGACAGATGGCACTGAACGGACCATGCTGGCAACTAAACAGCAGCAAGTAATTACACCGGCTATTGAACGTAAAAAAATAGTAGAAACCCTTAATAGTAGTGATCTGGAAAATGTACCTGTAAAAAAGAGTAGACCATTACGTAATAAAGATTTGAAAGACGGACTAATACTGGTCTGGGATATTGAGGCTGATGATTGGCGCACAATTAAAGTTAAGAAAATTCTAAACATACTTACGCTAATACTTAAATACGAATACCAGCCGCCACCACAATTTTCACTTTTTNAGCCCCATTAATATGGACGACAAACTTGATACCAAACTTTGCAGTAAGTACCCGCTAATATTCCGTGACCGTAACGCTGATATGCGTACCACTGCCATGTGCTGGGGTTTTGAATGCGGATCCGGATGGTATAACATCATTGATGCCCTTTGCGCCAATATCCAGGACCACATTGACCATGTAGCCAAACAACGCAAACTAAACCAGGAATACAATCTAATGAGGCGGAAACTGATCTCCGGTGATGAGGCGCTATGGCAGGAGTATTCCAAGATTTGGCAAGAACCACACCGTGAGAAAATTAAGCAATCAGTAGTAAACGACGGTCCGCGCAAAGTGTCAAAACCAGTACCCCAGGTTGTTGCGGTGCAGGTTAAGGAAAAGTTTGGTTCCCTCCGGTTCTATTATGATGGCGGTGATGACTACATTAGTGGTCTAGTATCCCTAGCCGAAAGCCTTAGCTACCGTACATGTGAGCAGTGCGGCTCCCCTGGAGTAGGACGCGGTGGTGGCTGGATCCAAACCCTTTGTGATCTACATGCGGATGAACGGGAACCTCTAAAAAACGTTGACAATTAATGCCGCCTAGTATATACTCCATCCTATAAATACCCTGGAGCATACTAATGGCAGCATTTTGGATTGACCGGCTAAACGAAAGTGATGGCCGTCTGCATAAAGAAGATGTGGTACGGCAAGCCCTAGAACTGGCCCAATTAGGTAGTCACCCTGCCCAAGTATTTCTTGGTCTTGCAGTTGCTACCTATAATCCACTTGTTACATGGGGTGTAAAGCAGGTACCATCAACTAATGGTATTACAGAGGCAGAAAACCCCTGGAGTGATTTTAACCTGTTGCTAGGCGATCTACACCACCGACGGCTAACTGGCGGTGCAGCCAAGAACGCAATACAGGAAATGAGTGGCCGATTTACTAGCCACGAATGGAACACGGTATGTGCCGCCGTTCTGCGTAAAGACCTACGTGCTGGTATTTCCGAAAAAACAATCAATAAGATTACCCGGGGCACCCAGTGGCAGGTACCGGTGTTTAGTTGCCAGTTAGCCACTAGTTGTGATAGTCGCCCAGAAATGACGGGCGTTAAACGTCTTGAACCAAAACTGGATGGAGTCCGGGTGCTTATGGTTTGCACGGTTGGGCAAGATATTTCAACCGCAGTATCGTATAGCCGTAACGGTAAGATTTTTGAAAACTTTACGGCAATTGAGTCAAGCATTATAGACAATCTACACAAGATTGCTGGACTTACCGGACATACATCTTTTGTGTTGGATGGCGAAGTGGTTGGTAATAGTTTTCAGGAACTAATGCGCCAGGCACGCCGTAAAGAAGGTGCTGATGCTAGTGATAGCGTATTCCATATTTTTGACTTTGTACCGCTAAATGATTTTGTCAAGGGACTATGTAGGGCAAATCTTGATCTACGCCTAGGCTACCTTAAGAAGATTGAAGGTGTACTTGGCACAACCACAAATGTTAAGTTACTGCCTAGTATCCTGGTTGACTTAGATACTGCTGCTGGTGCAGACCAATTCCGTCGATACTGTAATGATATGGTTGCGTCTGGCTTTGAAGGTGTAATGATTAAGGATCTGGACGCACCCTACGAATGTAAGCGTACTACGCACTGGCTTAAGTACAAGCCTGTAACTACCGTTGATTTGGAGGTGGTAGATGTTGAAGAAGGCACTGGAAGAAATGTTGGAAGACTTGGTGCTCTGGTTTGCGCCGGCAACGACGGTGGAAGAGATATCCAGGTTAACGTTGGGTCTGGTTTTAGTGATGTTGAGCGAGATAGTTTTTGGGTTGATCGCAGTTTGGTTATTGGTCGCACAGTTGAAATCATGTGTGATGTAATTACCCAAAATCAGGACGGCACATATAGTCTGCGTTTTCCAAGATTTGTAAGGTTCCGGGATGATAAGTGAAGGCAAAGATTTAGTAGGATATAAGCACCATTTTCCAGATGGAGTGGTACTACACATAGTAAGCATTAAACAACGGGAAACAGAACCCTGGGTAATCTACGAAACTATCTATAATAGTGCCCTGCCTAAACGGGTTAGCATGAAGTTGAGTGAATTTATTAATACATATGGACATTTGTTCCAAAACGATTGATAAATTATACCACCATAACTATAATATTAATATAATATAAGGAGTCCCATGACATTTTTTAATAGCAAGTTGGTAGAATCACTT